AATACTTTTAATTCCTCTTTGTACCGTGTGATGATGGAGGTGAGGGCATTTGAATAACCATCGTTGTACTCGTGATTCTCTTCTCCGTTGAAAAATCTCATTGGGTGTTCTTTCGCTTCTGCAATCTTCCTCTCCAACTTCTCTATCTCACTTCTGAGCCAGTCCTCCCTCGCTCGTCTGTCTACTTCGGTGAGGGCTTCTACAACAGCTAGGTTAACACTTATTCTCTCCTCTGCGGTGATGCTATATTTTGCAGAAAGATACTCTGCCACTTCCTCAATGTAGTTGTTCATACCTTTATTTCTTACCGAGTAATGCGAGGACGGCTTTCTTCAGGTCTTTAAGTAACCGAACAGTACTATCTGTTTGTATTTCTTTCTCTTGCAAAATGAAGTGGTCTATCTCTTTAATTACCTTCCGTCTCAGCTCTGCGTCGTGGGAGGTGAGGAGGGAGCGGATGACATCAACGAACCACTTGGGGATGTCTTCTGGTGGGTGGTGTTTAAGCATCCCGTAGCGTGTCTCTAGTGTGTCGTCGAGAAGATTTGAACCCGCAAATCTCACTTCGCTCTCCCACTCCTCCGTTGGTGTCAGTTCGGGGTGGTGACACAGGCACTCTCCCTTGCATTGGTCTGATACGAGGTTGGTGCATTTGCAGTCTGGACATTCCGCTGGTGTTTCTTTGTGCGTCTTGTCCATCAGGTCTTGGCACGCCCCACAAGGTACTTTCTTCCCGTGATAAGGACAGTATTTCTGCTGTGCCTGGTCTAGTGTTTCTTTTTCCATTGCCTCTTTGATGATGTTCTCCATAGGGGTTACTTATTGGCGTACTTCGCACACATTTTCAAGTGTCCTTTGTAAGCTTCGTTAGCAGTCTTGTAATACTCCGTGTCTATGTTCTCTCCACTCGCAATACGATAAGGGCAACAGAGAGTTCCCTTTGGAGACTTGATTGCTTTGAATGTCATTGTTTCGTAGAGAATCCCTCCCAGATGGAGTTCTTCATACCCAAACCTTTTGAAATATGCGTAGTCCCAATCGTCACCTTTCTTGTGTGCATTTTCGTGAAACCACTTAGGGTCGTATACCTCTGCGTGGATTTTTCGTACCTGTGAATCAGGGTAGTACTCTCCCACCGTTGAGACAATGTACTTCCCTATCTTCGTTGCCATAACGAACCGACAGTCATTTGCACAAATGAAATGTGCTGGGTGAGGTAGCCATACCCACTTGTCTTTTGTTATTCTCATAGTGAACAAATTAGTGTTTCTGCTAAGTGAGTATGCGACTAAGCGTCGATGCATACTTCCACCTCGTACCACCAAAGAACCCGTCAAACTTCACCTTCACCTTGGCAAACTGGTCATCCCTGTCGTCGGTGGCAATAACCACACCCTCCTTGTCGGTTATGTCGGTTTTTACCCTGTCTCCGATTTTGAATTTATTCATAGTGAACACATTAGATTCTCGTAGATAATTTCTATTTCTGAAGCTCAAGCACCTTCCTTTTTCGCAATACCTTCTGCCCATCTATTTCAACCTCCACTTCCTTCACCACTGTTCGATAAATCGGATATGGTGGTTTCACTGGACGCTTTCTCCGTGCGTCTGTATCTTTCTTTGGGTTTGGCTTTACTCCTGGTCGAAATGTCATTTTAAGTATTGGTTAATTTATTAAGCACTGCATCTGTTCGTAAGCGTGGTACGTCGTCCAGAAGTTCTCTGCGGTGAGGAGGACGGTGGCGGTGACTTCTACCGGCATACCATTTCCTCTCCCCCGACCCAGATACAGTTCATCTCGACTGCTGACACCCGTGCTTCCAGCTCCCGGAGGTCCTGAAACACTCCCATAAAGTCTGCGATGTTCGCTAGAGTTGTAAGCGTCCAGACGACTCCGACGATTCCTGCGAAGACTGCGATGAATAGGTTGGTGAGTTTCATATTTTGAGTCTATCTACTGCTAGTCTGATAATCTCTGCTATCTTCATCTTCTTCTTCTGTGCGATTTCTCGGAGCTTTTTATTTTGAGCTTCCGTGAACCGAATCGGAATCATTTTCCACATCGCATCGTCCGTCTTAATTCTTGTAATGACTTCTCCCAACCATTTTGCTTCTTGGCTGGGGTGTTTATGTCGAACATTTTTTCATACTACTTCTCGATGAACTTAATAGTAATCTTCTCAAACTCCGCTTCTGCTAAGAGTCTGACGACATCAACTGCTTCCTTCACTGTATCGAATGTCTCGCGCACCATCCGACCATCTTCCCTATTGTTCTCTTTGTACTGTACTGTCCAAGTCTTCATATATGATTTGTTTATGCTTGTATATAAGTATATTACACGATATCGGCGATACTGTATAGTGGTCACTGTGGACAACGAAATGTGGCTAAAAAGTACCGTTCCTGGGGGTCTGTGGAAAACTTGTTTGCACAGAGACAGATATCGTGTATACTTACACCATACTCATTTAATCAAATCATTATGGAACGAGATATGCCGGAGTGTGACTACTCCACCATGTCAGACGAAGAACTCGCGACGTGGGCAACAGACCCGAAGGCACAAGCAGAAATAAACCGCCGGGAGGCACAGAGACAGGCAGAGGTCGAACAGGATTACCAGCACAAGTACGATGACCTTGTATGATTGCGTACGAACTACTTGCAAAACTCCGCCACCTCACCCTTACGGTGACGGACGGGGAAATAGAGTGGATAGGCACCTTCCGGCACTGGATGGATGCCTCGGAGGAGGAGCAGAAAATTATCCGCGAGTGGGAGTTGCGAACATGGTAGGGTATACGTTCGACGAGGAGAAGCACGTCCACACCCTCGACGGAAAGAGGTTGCACGGTGTTACGACCTGTTTATCCATCTGGGGTGACTCACAAGGTCTCATTGACTGGGCGGTGAAGACAGCGGTACAAGCTATGGTGGAGGGTAAGACTCCGGAAGAAGCGGTGGTCGCCCACACCAAGAAACGAGACAAAGCAGGAGACCTAGGCACCGCAGTCCACAAGGAACTCGAAGATGCGCTGAACACCTGGATTGAGGAGGGTGAGGTTGCGTACACCGAGAATGATGTGGTGAACCGAGTGTTGAACTGGATGCTCGACGAGGGCATTAAACCTCTCAAGTCAGAGATGCACGTCTACTCCCGGACTCACTTCTATGGAGGAATTGCGGATGGGGTGATTGAGAAAGACGGAAAGAAGTTCATCCTCGACTTCAAGACCTCTGGTACTATTCAGCCAAAGGCATTCCTCCAATGTGCGGCCTATTCGGTAGCAGTAAAGGAAATGAAACCCGACGCAGAGGTAGCTGGAGTGGTTATCGTACATATCCCCAGAGGTAAGTCCTTCGACCCCACGAAGAACGTCTACTGGAGGCACGACATAAAAGACATCGAGGAGGGGTGGCTCAACGTCTTTAAGTCCTATCTCCTCTACAAGAAGCTCAAAGACATTCTCTACACGACCTAGGTATGTCGTTAAACTGTCCGTTATAAAATAAGCCCATACACAATGGCACTAGAAAAAGTCGTCCTTACTAGAGTCTCTCACTTTGAGAACGATAAGGAGGGTAAGCCCCTCGTCTCAAAGACAGGCAAGCCCTACACCCGATGTCTCATAGACCTCGCGGATGGCCGTAAGGCATCTGGCTTTGGGAACAAAGTCACCCGTGGCTGGTCAGACGGCGCAGAGGTAGAGATTGAACTCACACAGTCCGGTGATTACTGGAACTTCTCGGTTCCAAAAGGCCAGGAGGGAGGATTCACCGAAGCAGACCGAGAACGAATGCGGAGGATTGAGGTGAAGCTCGACAAGCTCCTCCCGAAAGAAGATAATCTGAACGTTAACTTTTAAGTTATCCACAGGGGGCGACACTAGGTCGCCCTTTGTCGTGTGGTATAATACAGGGGTAGCTGAGATTGCAGTCAGCTTCACAATATGATAAAAAGTGTGCGCTATAACATAATACCTCTAATTCTGAGCCGAGTCGGGTTTGCACACTTACCCACTGCACTCTCGGCTCGGAACTAGGGGTTTTATTATTATGAAAAAACGGAAACTAAAAACAACTGACGTTTGGGGAGAAGCACCCTGCAACCATTTAGAGCACGAGCACTGGAGACCTGTTTATTTTCTACCAGAACGAGGTGTTGTGATTGTCGAATGTTTTGCGTGTCACGAGTACTTCACCACACTTGCTACCGAGATAACTAATAGACCGTATCGTGGCTTATTATGAGGGGATTCTACATCTCAGTAAAAAATGACCTGTTAGAACCAAAGCACTTCGAGCAGATGGGGAACTCAGTGTGGTTGTATTTATGGCTTCTGGATAAAATGACATCCATCAATGAATCGGGAGAGGGTAAGGTATTGGGTGGTAAACCAATCAAATACAATGACCTAGGAATGGGGTTTTCACAACGAACCTATGGTCGTCAAATAAAACAACTCCAGAAGTTTAAATATATAAAAGTTCTTCGCACTCCGTATGGTTATGTTTTCACTGTTTACAAAGCAAAAAAATACTTTGGTAATGATGAGATACGCCAAAAAGGTAAGTCTATAGAGATACGCCAAGTTGGCGGAAACAAAGAAGACAATACAGCAGACAATACAATTACTTATCGAGACAAGCTCGATGGGGTTAAAAATAACAACACTAAACCTATGTCAGGATTCAATAAGAACTCCGAGGACGCTTTTGAGGAAACCGTCGTAGACCTCGATACTGGCGAAGTATCAAACGCCAAACCAAATCGAAAGAAAAAGACCACGCCAGAAATGGTTGAGGTATTTAACCTATTCGATACACCCGCTAGGAAACTGTGGAGTATGTACCCGAAAGAGCGTGAGGCAGCGCAGGTACTTTACGAAGCATACGGCATTGAAAAGCTCAAAGTGCGTATGGAGCGAATCAAAAAGGAAGCTAAGCGTGGCGACCCAATGTTTCCACTCATAGTTACCCCCAGCCAACTCCTCGACAAGATGCCGAACATAGAGCGATACTTCAACATATGACAAACATAGATGAAGCACTCAAAGAACTAGAGAACCTAACGGACACCGAGATTGTCCTCCTCTCTGAGGGTGCAGACCGCCTCGGTCAGGACACCTCCGCAAAGATTACGTCCGGGTTCACACACCTCGACGACTGTATGGACGGTGGTTTCCGCGAGGGTGACTTCACCGTTGTCTCAGGAATCCCCGGTGAAGGAAAGACTACGGTGTGCAGGATGTTCACCCTCAACTTCGCACAGAATAAAATCCCCTCACTCTGGTTCTCATACGAAATGACACTCCGAGAACTCTGGGACTCATTCGACAAAATGGGGGCGGATAAATCCCTCATTTCCTACGCTCCACTCCAGCTCAACGATGACTACGAGTGGCTTGTCCGGCACATGGAAAAAGCAATCGCCGACCACGGAGTCAAAGCAATCTTCATTGACACCCTTGGAGACATTGTGAAGAGCGTAAAATCCCCGCAGGAGATGAGCAACTACGCCTCCTACCTCGCACAGCTCTGCAAAGACCTCCGTATGTTCGCAATCAAGAACAACGTGATGATATTCGCAATCGCCCATGCCGTGAAGAATACCCGCTCACGCTCGAATGAGACCGAGAACGCAGACATCGCAAACAGTAACGGCATCCCAGCCGCCGCGACAAACATATTCCACGTCTGGCGCGTAGAAGACAACAAGACCATTGTGAAAATCGGAAAGTCCCGCCGGGACGGAACGAAGAAGAACTGGCAAATCAAGTGCGACTTCGTCAACAACAAACTTGTCCCAATAGGCATGAGCGGTAATCCTGACGAGCTATGGTGACTCAATTCGCCAGATACGCACTCCACCTGAATATCGACCCGCTCGTGGTCGCCCAGATATGGGGTATACACGAGGACGAGTGCTGGGACTACCTTTCGGAACTAAGCTCCGCGCTCCGAGAAGAAGAAAAGAACTACCAAAGACCGAACGCCAACGAGTACCAAGACTCCATCCCCGAACGAAAGGAAGTCCGCATCGCCGTTCTCCGAGAACGCCTACTCAACGCAAAGAGGGAACCCGGGAAGTACGATGTTCAGAAGATACTCACCGAGGTGAAGCTCCTCACCGGCCAGTTCCGCCAAATGCCACCGCAGATGATTGAGCAGGCAAAGGCATTCCCGATTGAAAAGTTACTCACCACCCCAGTCCGCAGGGGGATGGCTCTCTGTCCGCTCCACAACGAGAAGACACCATCGTTCACCATCCGCAAGAACAACACCTACAAGTGCTTCGGGTGTGGAGCTTCAGGGGACTCAATAGCACTCTATCGACTTATCCACAACACCAACTTCATCACCGCCGTAAATGCGCTACAATGATTAAAACAAGCGAAACACACTTCTATGTCAAAACAAAAATACCACGAGGATTACTGGAAATGGTTGAAGTCCTCTGCGTCCACACAGGTAAGACGAGAGTTGAGGGAGGCAGAACGGAAGCCGAGTTCCTTTGTATCAGTCCGCGAAGTAATACGGCGTTCATATGGCGAACCCGCGAAGAAATAGAATATGCTGACCCCAAACTACACGATTGAAGACCGTCCGGGATTTTCCGGCAAAACGATATGGTCAAAGAAGTTCCTCTTTTTCAGAATCAGTTGCAACGAACCACAACGTATACCGTTCCACACGGAACCTCAGATGAGGAACTTTAATCCATATATCGACCTCCAGCGAGGATGTCTCTCTTTTGGATTAAAAAATAAAAACTATCACCTATGCCTTCACTGGAAGAAATAGAAAAGAAGTTCCACGGCCAGCACCTCACCCCCGGCGAGATAGCAGACCTCCGTGTTGTCCTTTCAGGGAAGTACGCCTACGTTATGAACCAGCTCGAAGAAATACTCACCCGGAAGCCAGCGGTGTGGAACGAACTCCGTAAAGAACACAACTCGGACACCGCCACGGAAAGGACATGGCAAGCATCAGAACTCGGCCTTCAGGAACTCCACTGGAACTTCCAACGGAAGAAAATTGAGAAAATGCTTTCTGCCGCAAAGACGTTGCTCGAAGTGAAGACTGCAGAAGCGTACAATGCTTTCTAGAAAATGCCAGTAAAGAACATGGAACCGAATAGAGAAGAACTCAATAGTTTGTTTGACTATGACTCTACAAGTGGAGACCTTATCTGGAAGAAAAAAATTAACAACCGAGCACCAGTTGGTTCCGTCGCTGGCTCTCTGTGTGGCAATTATCCAGCGATACGGATTTTTGGACGAAGATACTACAAACACAGGCTCGTTTGGGTCTATCATTACGGGTCATTAGATAGCAGAAAAGAGATTGACCACATAAACAGAAATAAATTAGATTCACGAATCGAAAATCTCCGTGTTGTCACACATAAACAAAATCATAGTAATCGAGGGGCAACTAGGACGAACTCATCTGGACACGTTGGTGTGATTTGGTACAAGAAGACTAATAGGTGGAGAGCAGATATTACACGTGCAGGCAGGCACTATTGTCTTGGATATTTTAAAGATTTTAAAGATGCTGCCCGTGCTCGTGTGCTTGCGGAGAATAGTCTTAGTCCGATATGAAAAAAACGCCCCTAAAACGGAAAACTAAGCTCAAACGGGGCAAAGTACCACTTCGCACTAAAAACACGGGAAAAGTGCCTTCTTGCCCCAATAAACGCAAGCCAAAGACCGACCTCAAGAAGCTAAAGGAGCAACTGTGGGAATTGTGCAGAAAGATTGTAAAATTACGCTACCCGCACAGGTGCTATACCTGCTCGAAACAACTCATCGACGGAACGAGTGACTTCCACACAGGACATTTCATCCCGTCATCCGTCTGTTCCGTCGAGATGCGGTACTCACTCGACAATTTGAGGCCACAATGCTCGTCCTGTAATGTTTGGAAATCGGGAGACTGGCTATCCTACGAAACGCACCTAAAGTCAGACGGAATAGACACAGAAGCGTTGAAGCAAAAGAACGAGGCCACGAAGGGAATGATGTACGACATAACCTGGTACAGAAAGAAGGTCGAGGAGTACGAGTTTATCCACAGCCAGGAGATGAAGAAAGCAGGTTTGGGAGGTATACTGTAACTATGTCAATCAAAGGAATATCACTACGAGAACAGAAACTAATGCGCCAGCTCAAAGGCACGCAGAATCTTCTTGATGACACCGTAAAAGAGCTGAACCAATGCAAGGAACTCTACGACAGACTCCAGGCGGACTTTGCGCTGATGACCCAGATACGACTCCGCCCGGAGGAGATGAGAAAATTATTTACTAAAGCACTTGGCAAACGTAAAGTATGATATAATACAGCCAGTTCTTTGTATGAAAGAGATACCACTTAGTAAAAATGCAGTTGCGATAGTAGACGATGCGGATTTTGACTACCTCAGCAAGTTTCGATGGTGTCTAAACGGAAGTGGATATGCTGTTCGTTCAGCAATTGTTGACGGCAAACGTAAGCACATCTTTATGCACCGAGAGGTTGGGAATATAGGGGTGGGGCTTCTTGGCGACCACATCAATCGCAACCGACTTGACAACCGCAGGACAAACATACGGCCAGTAAGTCACTCTGGGAATGCCCGGAACCGAGGTCTTAGGAGTATAAATACCTCTGGACTCATCGGCGTCTCTTTCGATAAGAGGCTGGGAAAGTGGCGTTCATTCATTTCAATCAACGGGAAGAATAAGGCGATTGGTTGTTTCTCCGCCAAAGAAGATGCGGGGCGAATGTACAATGAGTATGCGCGGAAACTTTATGGGGAACTAGCCGTCTTGAATATGGTATAGTCTTGTTAGCATCTTTCTGTTGGTGTCGGTGAGTGGAAACACATATTTTTAAGCACACAACACCCGCAACCCCAACAGAACGCTGTTCGCAAGAGTATGGAACGAATCTGTGCAGAATGTTTGAAACCAATACCGGGAGTTGCATACGGAACAAATCACGGGTTCGTTTGCCCGCGATGTAATGATAAAATGTGGGATGAGGCATATGAGACACCCATACTACGACGACGAAGATTGGCGAAGAAGGCGGAGCGAGACCATGAAGAAGCTCTGGGCTGACCCAAAGTATAGAAAGAAAGCCATAAAGAAACAGAAGCAAGCAGGACTGAGGAACTATGGAGAGCCACTAAATCATTTCAAAAAGACCTATGCCAATCAAGAAAGTCGCCGGTGGATACAAGTGGGGTAAATCCGGGAAGGTATATAAATCCCGCGCAGGAGCCGTAAGACAGGCAAAAGCTATTTACGCATCAGGATACAAAAAGAAGAAGTAAGTTAAAACCAACGGTGGAAATAAAACCATACACAAAGAACGCCAAGAAGCACCCGAAGAAACAGGTGGAGCAGATAGCGAACTCCATCAAGCGTTTCGGGATGAACCAACCCATCGTGGTGGATAAGGACGGAGTGATTATTGTCGGCCACGGACGGTACGAGGCAATAAAACACCTCGGCCTCGAATTCAAACCCGAGTGGATAATCAAAAAGGAAGATTTAACCCCAGAGGAGGTGAACGCATACCGCCTCGCAGACAACAAGCTCAATGAGTCCGATTGGGATATGGAACTCGTTATCGAAGAACTAAAAGGTCTCTCAGACGAAATGCTCGAACTTACCGGCTTTGATAAAGACCTCGTCCTCGAACCAGAGGAACGTGATGATGAAGTGCCGGAAGTTCCCGAAGAACCACAGAGCAAGCTCGGCGACCTTTACGAACTCGGCAACCACCGTGTTCTCTGTGGAGACTCTACGAAGACAGAGGATGTGGAACGGCTTATGGATGGGAAGAAGGCGGATATGGTGTTTACTGACCCGCCGTATGGGGTGAATTATGCGAAGAAGAACAAGGAAGTTCTGGGTGCGAAGGAATACACCGAGATAAAGAACGACGATATGAAGGTAGAAGACACCGCCCGTGATATATGGAAACCAGTCTTCGATAATCTTGCTACCGTATCAAAGGACGGAGCTTCAATTTACGTCACAATGCCACAAGGCGGCGACCAGATGATGATGATGATGATGATGGACTCTTGGCAGGTGAAACACGAACTCATATGGGTGAAAGAAGCACCCGTGTTCTCAATGGGGAGACTTGATTACGACTATATGCATGAACCGATTGTCTACGGATGGAAGAAAAACCACCAGTTTTATGGTGGTGGACAGCATAAGAAAAGCGTGTGGCATATCAAGCGGGACGGCAACAAGAGCCACCCAACGATGAAGCCAGTCGAACTTATGACTAATGCAATTCAAAACAGCACGAAGGGTGAGGACTTGGTAATTGACGCTTTCCTCGGCTCGGGCTCCACCCTCATAGCAGCAGAAAAGACAGGACGTATCTGCTACGGTATGGAACTCGACCCTAAATACACAGACGTTATCGTTCAAAGGTATGTGGATTACACAGGAAATGCTAAAATAAAGAAGAACGGTGAAGAAATCATATGGCAAAAGTAGGACGACCAACAGTAATGACACCAGAGGTTCTCGCAAAATTAGAACAGGCATTTGCGATTGACGCAACAGTCGAAGAAGCTTTGAGTTATGCGGAAATTAAACCCGATGCATACTACGACTATTTGAAGAAAAACCCTGATTTTAGCGAGAGAATAAAGGAGTTGCGCCAAAGACCAATTCTCGCCGCGCGTCAGAGAGTTGTGCAGGGCGTAAAGGAGAACTATTCAAACGCGATGGATTACCTTAAACGAAAGAAGAAACTGGAGTTTGGTGACAATATGGATATAACTTCCGATGGAAAACAATTACCAACACCAATTTACATTCCAGGAGACCAGCGCACTTCGTAAGGTAGCAAACCTTACTAAGCGTCTACGAATCGTACAGGGAGGCACATCAGCTTCCAAGACCATTTCTATTCTCATTTGGCTTATCTCATTAGCCCAGCAAGATAAGAGACCAACTCTTACTTCTGTAGTCTCAGAGTCATTCCCCCACCTCAAGCGTGGAGCCATCCGTGACTTCGTGATGATTATGGAGGACAGAGGATATTTTAATCCTGACCTATGGAACAAGACAGATTATACCTACACGTTTGAAACAGGGAGCAAGATAGAGTTCTTCTCAGCAGACCAACCCGGAAAGGTACGAGGACCTAGGCGAGACAGACTGTTCATCAACGAGTGCAATAACATTACCTACGAGTCTTTTGACCAGCTCGAAGTCCGTACTAAAGAGTTCATATACCTCGACTACAACCCAACAAATGAGTTCTGGCTCTTTGAGCACATCCTCGGCAAGCGAGATGACATTGAGTACATCATTCTCACATACAAAGACAACGAAGCACTTTCACCAGAGATTGTTCGCTCCATTGAACAGCGTAAGAATAACCCCTCGTGGTGGAAGGTGTACGGAGAAGGACAGCTTGGAGAAGTGGAGGGGAGAATATACACGGGTTGGAATATCATAGACGAAATCCCCCACGAAGCACGACTAGAACGCTACGGGCTAGACTTTGGGTGGCATCCAGACCCCGCCGTAGTTGTAGCAATCTACTACTACAACGGAGGATACATTCTCGATGAGGTAGGATATAGGCTTGAGTGGTCAAATCGTGAAATTGCAGAGACACTGAAGAACCTACCAAAAGCTCTCGTGGTAGCAGACTCCGCAGAGCCAAAGAGTATTGCTGAAATCAAGATGTACGGAGTGAACATCATTCCGACTCCCAAAGGTGCGGACTCGGTACGCCACAGCATTAAAATAGTCCAAGACCAGAAGATTTCCGTCACAAAGAACTCGGTGAATCTCATCAAAGAATACCGAAACTATCTCTGGGACACTGACAAAGACGGACACATTCTCCCTGGACAGCCAACCCCAGGAAACGACCACGCCCTCGACGCTACCCGCTACGCCATGATGTCTCTTGTTCCGATTATTAGGAGGCAGGAAATGATTCCTCGAATGAGGACAATTCCGCACACAAAGAATAATATTGCACTATGAGCGAACCCGAACCAATCCCACAGCCAGACATCCGCATCATCATCCCGGAGTGTTGCCGGGAAGGACACGATGATTGTCCACACGTTGTGAACCGAAAGAAGATTAAAAGGAAAAAGGTAAACAAAGGACTATGACACCAGAAGAAGCAAAAAAGAATCTCCCCAAAGCATCAAAGGTGCCAAAGCTCCACCCGATGCTTAAGGCGTTGCCGGACTTCCTGAAAGACCCAGCAAACTATCACCGCATATTAAAAGCAATCCTCGATGTCGGTGCAACGAGACACTCGCATGGAGAAGTTGGGGACTGGGCAAAGTGTCAGACCTGTCAGGCCAAAGAACGGGACAGATTGATGTTTATGCGGAAGCTCGGATTCCAAAGTGCCGCACAATTCAAGGCATGGCAGAGTGTCCACGAGGAGATACGAAGGCGTGACCCATTAGTAGATTGGAAAGCATCAAAGTCATGAGCAACTACAAGAATCAGATTGACGAGCTCAATGCTTTCGTCAAGACCACACTCAAACCATCCCCAATCCACGGAGTTGGTGTGTTTACCCTTTGCAAGGTGCATAAGGGGCAGAGACTCTACGCCGACAACGCTCCCCAGGTGTACAACCTCCCCCTCAGGGAGTTCAACAATCTATTCCCGCACGTTAGGATGCACCTGAAATCACAGTGGCCCCAGATAGTGAATGGCTCGCCCTTTGCCTTTCCAACCACCAGACTTCAGGCGTGGATGAATCACTCAGAGGAACCAAACTATGATGCGGTAGCGGATATTGCGCTTCGAGACATTGAGGCCGGAGAAGAGGTGACAGAAAACTATAGACTTATCCCTAACAGCGAGACCATCTTTCCGTTTTTGACAGAAAGTATGGTATAATACTCAAAATATGTTTACGCACACATGCATCAAGCCAGGATGCAATTCACAGTACCAGGACGAAGACCCTGAGCCGTATTATTGCGCAACCTGCAAGGCAGAGAAAGCGGAGATTGCCAAGGTTATTGATGCGCAGTTTGCAAGTCGTCCAAAAGAAAAGGTGGTCACACCTCTCCAGGAATACGAGCAGGCACAAAAGATTCGAGGGTTTATGCCCGTTAAGCTCAACTGATATGGCTCGCCCCAAGAAAGTTAAGGATGTGAAGAGTGACGATTTGTATGCGGCGACGGTTCGGGTGCTTGGAAAGACGGTTGGAGCAGTTGGTAAGACACCATACGAAGCAATTGAGAAGCTCAATCCAGGGAATGTTGCAGGCATGGCCATCCTCTCTGTCTCTCGTGGAGCAAAGACAAAAGAACACATTTTGCCCCACATGATAAGCAAGCGATTATTTAATACGATGGGTACAACGCGGGAGGTTGCGCTAAAGAACGCATCTCTAATCTTCGACAACCTATGATTGAGCCGAGCATCTTTTCGTACATCAAGAGCGAGGAGGCGCGATTTGAAACAGACAAAGTAAAATTAGGAGACAACTGGGAGTGGAACTTCCGCGACCACGTACAGCTTATCTTCCACCTCAAGAACGGAGTATTCTACAAGGGAGAGAACGATTATCTCCGGGCATTCAAAAATATAATGATGCCGATGCTCTCTCTTTCCTATTGGACAGAGGACATTGAGGTCAAGGACGTCACATTCTTCATTGAAGGCCCCGAAGGTCGGGCGCTCTCTTTCCTGGTCAAAAAGTATCACGACGAAGTGTATGTCCGGGAGCATGATTTGGATGAACTCTTCGACGAGATTACAGAATCAGACGTAGATTACGGAGGTGTCTTGGTGCAGGAATCATTGAAGCGTCCAGAAGTTCTACCCCTCAATACAATTGCATTCTGCGACCAGACCAACATTCTTGGTGGCCCAATAGGATTCAAGCACCACTTCTCACCATCTGCACTCCGCAAAATGTCGAAGGTGGGGTGGGGCAATCCTGCAAATGGAGCAGACGTGACCATTGATGAGCTCATAATGCTCGCCGAGAACAACAAGACAATAACGGGAGAGGAAAAGGATGACCACACCACAGGAAAGACTATCGAAGTCTATGTTGTCCGAGGAGACCTCCCCGAGCAGTACCTAAAGAACAACAATTCAGACAAGAATGTCCGGCAGATTCAAGTCGTCGCATTCTACACCGACAAAGATAAGCACAAAGTAGGGGTCACACTCTACAAGAAAGAGGACAAGGAGGGTGCTCTCTGCTTCCACACATCACAGAAAGTCTACAATCGAGCCCTTGGACGAGGAGATGGAGAAGCTTTGGTCCACCCACAGATTTGGACAAACTTCCTCACCATTCACAAGACAGCACTCTTGGAAGCGGCGTCAAAGGTTCCCCTCGTCACCGACGATGATACCTATCAGAATCGCAACAAGATTCAGGAGATGGAGAATCTGGAGATTACCACCATTCAGGAGGGACGCTCTATTCAGCAGGTTCCAACTGCCGCTCCGGCAAACATCCAGGTAATCAAGAATGAGATTGATGTATGGTTCCAGCACGCACAGCTTACAGGTTCAGCATTCGACCCAATACTCGGAAAGGAAGCAAACTCAGGCACCACATTCAAGGGACAGGAGCGAACAGTTGCTCAGGGCCGTGGACTTCACGACAGGCGCCGAGGAAAGCGAGCTAAGTTCATTGAGTATCTCTACCGAGAGTTCATCATTCCTCGCATTGTCTCTGAGATAACGGGTGGTACTGAGTTCCTTGCAACCCTCTCACCAGAAGAACTCTCGTGGGTAATGGAACAGCTCTCAATCAACGAGCGGAACAAGAAGGCAAAGGAAAAGATGCTCTCACGAGGGAAACTAGAGCCGATTACTGAAGAGTTTCTCACGAATGTTCAGAATGAGTTCAAGCGAAACTTTGCCCGAGGAGGAAACAAGAAGCTCCTCAAGATACTCAAGGACGAGTTCAAGGATATCGAGGTGAAGATGGGCATCAACGTCGCAAACAAGCAGAAAGACCTTGCGATTGTATCCGACAAACTCCTCTCAATCTTCCAGTTCGTCTTCGCAAATCCAGCCGGATTCCAACAGGCGATGCAGATTCCCGCCCTTGCTAAGTCATTCAATGACATTCTAGAGTTTTCAGGCTTGAATCAGGCAGACTTCCTCTCCCTAATCACACCACCACAACCAGCCCCAGCACCCACAACGCCCGCAGAGCCAACACAAGGGCCAGCACCGGAACCTCTTACTCTTAATGCACAGCCAGAATGATAGACAAGACCGGACAAGAGAAAATACGACGATTCCTCGGAGATAAAGAAATGGCCGAAGCGGTAAAAGAAGTTCTCCGAGAAGCATTTTTGAAACCCCAGAAGGATTCCGACGTCTACAAATTAGCGGCAGAGAGGATTGCATTAAATCTTCTCGCCGACGGATGGAAGGAATTGGAGAAATGGCGGGACAAGGAGGAGTCTGAAACGAAGGAGGTAGTACAGATTGGATTATAAATGTGGTATAATATACAAAATATGAACGCAGCAACAAACACAATCGCAGGTATCCTCCTCGCAGCAGTCATGCTCCTTGGTGGATTCCTCGCTTATCAGACAAACGACGCCCTTTCGGGCGTTCCGCAGGGGTCGGAGTACAACTCAACCATTATAAACTCGTCAGATGTTGGTACGTCGACGATTAAGAACTTTGCTGGAACTCTTGGGTCGGTTGTAATTACAGCAACATCGGCAACGTCTGTAGCGGGTCCATACATTGCCTTCTACGACAATGCCCCCACAACAACCGCCACAACGTCTCTTACTGCAAAGATTCAGTTTGGAACGAAAGGGGGTACGACGCCACCAGCAGGAACATATGAGTTTGATGTTGCCTTCGGCAATGGTATCTATATCTGGGTAGACCCAGCATTCACGGGAAATTACACAGTCACGTATCGTTAATAGTTAAAAGATAAAATATGACCACACTTGAATCAGCTCGAATGGCAAAACTTCGGGATAAACATCTCAAGAAAGTAGAGAAGGAAGTGAAGTCGGTAGCAAAGAAGGTAGAGAAGTTCATTAAAGGGAAGAAGTAAATGAATATCGCTAGCCCGGAGGGGGGCTGAGGGCGCTTCGGCAGGCCCTCTAAACAGCCCTCCCTGTTTAGTAGGCCTTCCGAACCGCTCTCATGGGGCGGTTTCATAAATTAGCTAATTTATCAACTAAGTAAACATATGAATCAGAACGTAGGAGTCCTTGTACTCGCCGCCGTCATTGCGGTTGTAGGCGTACTCCAGTACACAAAGGCGCCAGTCGTCGTCGAGGAAGGTCTCGGCGCGTTCTCTGGCCCTGAATTAACAGATGTCGTGAAGACAAAGGGTCTTGTCCAGAGTGGACTTTTCACCATTTCAACTACAGCGTCAGCAATGACACTGAAGGACAGCGACCTCAAGAATGCAAAGGTCATTAAGACTACTGCACTTGGAGCTGGTCAGGCAGCACTCGCTCTGACGCTTCCAGCATCGACAACGTGGCCATCACTCCCTGAGAGTGGCGCAACGCAGTCGTGGGTCATCGACAACACAGATGTTGTCGCAGCAACTACCACAACCATTACGGCTGGTACTGGTGTCGATATTGACGGTACGACAGCAAACGATGATGTCATCAACGGTGCAGCAACCGGACGTCTTGAGTGTTGGAGACTCCCAACAACAGGAGACATTCGCTGTATTGTTGAAGAGATGGTAGACGCAGGGTAGTTTATTTGGGTTCTCACATCCCGGTATCAAAAGTGAAGTACGTTTATGATTATTCGAAAAAATCACTTAATCTAGTTCTCACAACTATGGACAACAATGAAGGGGTGGTCGCTACACCTGAAACTAGCGAGCAGGGGGAGACAGAATCAGGCGCAACAATCTCACTTTCTAAGTCAGAATATGAGGAATTGGTGGGCATGAAATCTGCCTACGGGTCGCTCAAGCGCGAGATGAAAGACATCAAGAAAGCACTTGAAACGAAATCCGAAGCTCCACAATCAGCAGATGGCTCAACGGGACTTGTAGAGAAGACTTATCTCCGAGCGGCGGGAATTACCGACGCAGAAGAGATGGAGCTTGCTCTTTCAACCGCAAAGAAGTGGGGAATCAGCGTTGATAAGGTCGTTGATGATGAGGATTTCAAGATAAAGCTTGATAAGCACCGGACTGCGAAAGCAAATCTGGAAGCAACCTCAAACATTTCAGGAGACCAAGGCGCAGGAACTACTCAGAAGGGTGCGGCATACTGGCTGGCAAAGGGAACACCTCCAACAGCTCAGGATGTGCCAAGTCGTAAGGAACGAGCGGCAATACACCGAGCATTCCTCGCGAAAGCATCCTCCGGCGGAAAGACATTCTATAACGACTAAGTGAGCGTCTGCCTTACTAGGCAATCTTACTCACTTATACATGGCAGTAGCAAACACAATCACGTACGAGACAATGTACGAGGACGTCCTCCAGGACCGACTCGACCATCCTCAGACGTGGAAGGAGATGTGCAAGGTGGACATCACAGACACCCGCGTCATCTCTAGCTCATACATGAGCACTACGCCGTCAGTTCAGACGGTGACTCGTGGTACTGGTGCAGCACTCCAGGTGTTCGCAGAAACAGCAGAAACTCTCACGATTTCTACTGGTCGCGACCTTGGTGTTGTTGTAGACCACGCAGACCTTTACCAGTCTCCATGGACAAAGCCAGCAGAGCTTTTTGACCGCATTGGTGCACTCCTCAACGAGTACATCGAGTCAGCAGTTCTCGCTCGCCACGCTTCATGGACCGACTTTGACAATGCTTCAATCGGTGGTTCAGCAGGCAACATCACTGTTTCTGCATCGAACATCGACGACATCATTCGTGGTGTCAAGCGCGAAATCCGCGAGGCTAACGGTCAGGCAATGATGTCAGCGAATGGCGTTGGCTTCATCTGGCGAGCAGCAGACTTCGAGCTTCTCGAGGCATTCGTACAGGCAAACGGCTTTATGTCAGCAGACAAGGCACTCCAGGAGGGGACTGTAGAAGGTCTCCGCTACATGGGTGCTGACCATATGTGGTCAAACGACCACACTTCTGGTCACGTCTTCGCAGGCGTAAAGAAGGTAGAGCGCCTTGGTATCCTCCGTGGTACTTATGGCCGAGCACACACAATTCAGTTCCCAGCAGCAGACAGCAACATGTTCTTCTCGGGTACTGCATTCTACTCACGCGTAGACATTGGACACCTTACTCCAACAGCACATGTTGGTTTGGTCTTCGATGTGAACGTAGCGTAGTTTGTTTCCTCTCCTCCCTAGTTATAGGGGGGAGGAATAAGCCAATTACGATGTCAATACAATTCTCAGACACAAGCACATATAAGGGTCTCGTTCAGCTTTTTGAGGCTGAAATTGGTGCGGGTGTTGGTGATGTTGCGAATAACTCCAATCGCCTCAAGAGGTTTACTGCTGACGTAAATGTCACTTGGGATGACTATCTCAATCTCGTACTTCCGATAGACGGGGGGTGGCAATTTGATGACACAAACCATACAGACGCTCCGGTTCGTACCATGACACTCACTTCGGGAACACGACGATATGCACTGCATTCCTTTACAGCAGATGCGGGAGCAAATCTCATGTTGGGGATTGATAGGGTATTTGTAAAGAATCCATCAGGCGTCTACTACGAACTTCAGCGAGTCGATAAGCAGAATGATGATTTTGTTGAATCATTCAACGATGGACAAGACACCCAAGGAGCGCCCTACCGCTACGACGTCACAGGATTCCACCTTGATTTAGACCCAGTTCCAAATTACACAATTGCAGCAGGTATTAAAGTTCTTCTCTCCCGAGAGGCCTCATACTTTACATCAACCGACACAACCAAAAAGCCAGGATGTACTGGAACTCATCACCACTACTTCTACCTCAAGCCAGCCCTATTCTATGCTCAGCGACACTCACTCCCCAACCGTGTGGACTTGGAACGCCGAGTGATGAGATTGGAGCAAGACATTATTGAAACCTACAAACAGAGGAATGGTCGGGCTATTATGACGGGTAAGAAGGTTCAGTTTATATGACACCAGAAGACCGAATTGCTCAGCTCGAAAATACTGTAAAGGCGCTTTCTAGTAGACTCGAAACACTTTCAACAAGCATTTTCACCAATCCAGCACTCACAGACGAATTAGCATACAACACCATGGATAGGGCGCATCTGAGAATGCTCTCTTTCTACCCCGGAACAACAGATGAGGTAAATCCAGATGCCGACGGACAGATTGTGTATCGGAAGCAGTCTGGATTGAATCGTTTGCTTATGAACCGAGAGGGTGTGGTTCGCCCCGTCGCCTTTGAGGGGTACTACAATACACCAGACCCAACAGTACTAACTATTGCATCTGGGGCCATTACAGTCACACAAGCATATCACGAGGTTGATACTGAGGGTAGTGCGAGTACAGATGACCTTGACACCATAAACGACACAAATCTGGACGACAATACAATACTGATTCTTCGAGCGACGAGTAGTTCTCGAACAGTTGTCCTGAAGGATGGGACGGGCAATCTTCGGCTGGCGGGAGATTTTTCATTAGACCATTCCCGAGACACAATTACATTGATTGGTACGGGTGGTGTGTGGTACGAACTCTCACGAAGCGATAACGATACCTAGTATGAAAATTCCCGCAGACCGCAGATTCTTTGTTTCAAACGGTTCCGACCTCACACCGTCGATTCACTATACTAAAAACATTGACTTCGATGAGGAGGGGTACTTGAAGCTGTCTCCCCCGTTCCCCCGACTTGTTTCCAGTGAAGATACAGCAAACTTCGACATTCTGGCCGACATGATAATGATTGGCACTGCTTCAGGACAAGACTACAAGGCAGTCACCGACTCTGGAGTTTATGATGTAGACCCACAAGCATTGACTGTAACACTCGATGCGGGTGCACCTGCGGGAGTCACTAGTGAGTCTAGATTCGTGGGTTGGAAGGGTGCTGACTGGTATATTTCAGACGCATCGGACATATACTCACTCCAGTCGACGGCGGGCACTGTCTGGGACATTGAAAACACCGACTCAGGCAACTATGCAGAGATATTCGTAAATAGAAATTCGCTCACGCTTGCAACAGCAAATACTGTTCAGCAATATACCGAGGCAAATATGGATGGAACGACGCCTCCAGCCACAAACAGTGGTGTCACGCTTACTATACCTGCAAACTTCGAGATTCTTGGCATGGCTTATTCTAACTACCGGATGGGACTGGCAACTCGAAATACGACTGGTGGTTCCGCGTATTTCTTTGTGTGGGACGGAGCAACGACAAGTGCATCACTTGGCATCCCCGTCAATGCTCCAATGATTTTGGATATTGTTGCGTACAAGAATTCGTGGGTGATACTCACATCAATAGGGCAGCTCCTCTACTACAATGGAAGTGGTTTTGACATCCTTGGCAATCTCCCAACGTTCTACTTCAACACAAACTGGCTCATCCTCCAGGCGCACTACCACGGACGAACGATGTATACCGATGGAGATATTATCTACTTCAACATCGGGACACTCCTCGAATCAAGCAATGATGATGGAGGCATCCTGCCTGGCTTCTACTCCGGGGTGTGGTGCTATGACCCTGTTGTGGGCATATACCACAGATACGGACTTGCTTACTCCAAGATGACAACGGGAAGTATTGCGGCAACAAGTGGAACATTCTCATCAACGGGACATAAACTTCTGAGTGGTGATAGGGTTTTGTATGAAAGTGGTATCAAAATATACTACGCAATCTACGTCACAGCAGATACATTCAAGCTGGCTGACTCCTACGACGAAGCCACTGCAGGAACGGCGTCGGCAGACTTTGGCACATCTTCGTATGCCCTCACCTGGATTAAGCGCGAGGATTGGGCGCAACTTATCGCTAACAATCAGAATTTTGGAGCAGTTTGCGTCTTTAGCAACGGAACCAACCTCAACAACGATGGAGTGCTTCCATTCTTTGCAAATCTTCAGGTAGCAGACGCAACAATGACGTCGCGACACCTAACCTCAATTATGGCTCCAGCTTTTGACAATCTGGGGTGTATTGCGTATTCCAAAGTCAAAGCGCAGGGCACTCTCGACAACTGGCAGAAGCTCAACATTAAATATCGTCCTCTTCAGGGTGGGGATAAAATAGTAGTGAAATACAAATACAAAGACTTTTACCCCGCACCAATCTGCATCGGTGAGGCGGGAGACATTACAGCAGATACTGGAACAACAAGCTACATTACGTGGTCAGATTCAGACACTTTCACCACCACAGCAGACCTCTCGCTTGTAGAGGTGGGTCACGAAGTTGAGTTCTATTCCGGTGCGGGCGCGGGCTCAACAGCACACATCTCATCAATTACAGAGAATGCGGGGACATATACTGTAAATCTCGATGAAGCTATTCGTGGAGCTGAGAGTGGAAAGAAGTCTACGTGCGTAATTGACGCATTTTACAAGCAGGCAACAATCACCAAAGACACAGAGGAGCAGGAAAATATGCACGAAGTACCGATTGGAATTATTTCAAAATGGTTGCAGGTCAAACTAGAACTTCGGGGCAGGAATGTGACGGTTGAGGAGCTGGAAATCGTATCAAATCCGCACCACTTATAAGCAAAAAATGGTATAATACAAGGAATTATGGCAATTCAGGACACAGCAACACTCCTCAAGCAGAGTCAGGCAATGCTTGACCAGACAAAGAAAGAAGGAACAACATCCTTCAAAGGTTCCTCGTATGATACCTTCGGTTCCGCAGACTTGAATCCGCCAGGAAAGTTCACTCCAGCACCCGTCCCACCAGCTACCGGAGCGGCAGGGATGCAGGCGGAGATAGGGTCAAATGTGGACTATGCAGCACAACAGTCAGAAAAAGCGTCGGCAGCACAAGCTAATATGGAGACTGCCCGAGCGAACGTCAGTGAATTGATTGCTTCTCTTCGAGGAAAGACTGGACTTACAGCAGAGGCATACGGAAAGAAGGGTGGAGTAGACGACATTCAGGTTGAGCTCAACGACATCAATCAGCAGATTCGAGCAGAACAAAATGCCCTCAATCGGAGGCGAGAAGAGATTGAGAAGAATCGCCAGGGAATGTTTGGTGGCGCAATGGAGCAGGAAGTACGAAACCTTGAAAGAGAGTCTCTGAGAAAGCAGGCAGACCTCTACGTCATCCAGCAGGGTATTCAGGGGCGATACGACTCCGCGAAAGCAATAGCAGACCGGGCTGTTTCAGCATACCTCGAAGAGCAGGATATTCTTCTCAAGCAGTACCAGTTTGACTACGAGCAGAACAAAGACCTCTTCACAAAGGCAGAACAGAGGGAGTTTGAGACTATACAAGATGAACGAAGACGAGCATATGACCGCGAGAAAGAGGATAGGATAAACGTCTATAATCTAGGCATTGCTCTTGGAAAGAATGGTGTATCAACAAGCATAATTCAGGGAGTCTTGAAGGAGGATGACCCAATCACCGCTCTTGCAAAGTATGGTTCGTACCTATACGAACCTCCAAAATCTACCGAATCAACGTTTGGTGGCCTAACAAAAGACCAGCGTTCAGCACTAAACCAGATACAGGATAACGCTCGACAAGACCAAAACATTAAGGATTTTCCAGCAATACGCGCATCATACGAAACGGCAAGGAGCGCTTCACAGGACAAAACCGGAGCGGGTGACATCGTGCTCATGCGTATGGTTGCCAAGATTACTGACCCAACGACAGGCGTTCGTGAGGAGGAGTTTAGAACCTTCGAGGGAGCACAATCCACACTCGCTCGGTATGGCATTCAGCTAACAAAGCAGATGTGGAAAGGAGACCGATTGACCGACGAAGGGCGTAAATCACTTTTTGGTCAGGTAGAAAGCATCTATGGTCAGAGAAAAGCAGCGTATGACAACTCCTACCAATTCTACAATAATCAGGCAACAGGATGGGGATTGGATGAGGGTTCTGTAATGCCGTACTATGCCGCACCCGTTGAAACAACAAAGAAACTCACTCAGGCCGAAATAAATGCATACAGACAAGATATGCAGCCCGATGAAGTGTTGGTTCGCGACAAAGAGACCGGCGACATTGGAGCCGTGAAGATGGTGGAGTTTACTCGTGACAAATACGAACTAATTCAAGAGGCATATGGCATTTAGAAAACTAGAAATACCAGAGGGGCTCAACCCAAAGAGGGATTCATATGCCGTCAATATGGATTCTATTTTTGCAAATAGTTTTGCAGAAACAAGACAGGATGTTGGTCAGTTCTTTGGGTCTCTCGGAGAGACAGTTGGTAGGGCTTATGAGGGAGCAAAGTCGGTTGTTCAGGACAAAGATTTCACAGGCCCACAGAAAGTGATGGGAGTAATGGGGCAAGTTGCTGGTGGTGTGTCTGGTGTGGTTGGAGACCTCGTAATGGGAGCTGGAAAGATTGGACTCTCTCAGGAGGCAGAAGACAGCTTCAAAGCAAAACTAACATCAATTGGACAAGGAGTAGCGAAATCAGATGTCGCCAAAAGTGTTGTTGATTGGTATGGCAATCTCAGCAAGGAAGATAAATTATTCGTAGACTCAGTAGGGGGAGTTGCAGCTTTCATCGCAGACGTCTATGCTCCCGGTACAGCCAAGACAATAACTCAAAAGGGCGCAAAAACAATCTCTGAGGGGGTTGATGCTGTTATGGACGCTACACGCCCAGCACGAATCGCGTCGCAGGAACAAAAAGTAAACGAGGCGGTGGGACGCATTCTTCAGGGAACACCAGATGATGTGGCGGCGGGAAAGCGAGCATTGACCGAACTCGATACAAAGGGCGTTGAAACCTACGCTGACCTCAATGCTAGAATCGACGAAAGAATAGGTGGCCTTTCAAAAAAAGTAGATGAAGAACTGAGTAAGGACACCAATCTTTACAAGTCTACTGATTTGGCAAAAGTCACGGAAGTCGGGGGTGAAGTAGTCGCACAATCTCCTGTTCGGGATGCCTTGGCAGGACTCAGAAAGGCATATCTACTATCAAATGACCCAGTAAACGCCAAGAGAATCGAACAGCTTACATCCAGGATGAATACCTCAGGTCTCACACTCAAGGAGGTCAATGATATTGCTCGGGAATATGGGACAGCATTCAAAGACAAGGCTTTTGACAAGATGGGAAATCCGAAGGCAGGATTCGGAGCTGAAGGATTTGAGAATGTTCGTTCGGGAGTAAAGGATGTGCTACGAAGCAAGATGTCAGGAGAGGCAACCAAAGCTCTGGACTCACAGATTTCAGACCTCTATTCTACTAAGAATCTAACAACCAAGATGGAGGTTAAGGTCAATCAACTCTTCCAGAGACTCAAGAATCGTACTCTAGGACAGAAAGTAGGTGGAGCACTTGCTGACGTCTTTGATATGCTCACCCTTGGCTCTGCTCGTGGCTTCGTTCAGAAACTCATCCCATCGAATGTGGGCCTCAAGACTGCGAACTCACTCGACTTAGAGAGGGAGCTTGCAAAGAATCTTGCTCAGATAGAGAAATTGCTTGAGATAAAAAATGAGAAGACATTTGCTGATGAGGTTGCCAAATATCTCCGGGAAGCCCAACCAGGAATGAGTATAAGACCCACAGAACCGTCTTTTAACCAGGGCGAAATCCCACTAACTACTGTCACACCAAAATCAACCGGAGCTGTTGATAACTTGATGAAAGAAGCAAAGAAGTACAAGAGTGCGGAGGAGTTTGTGCGCAGCCAGCCAGTCGTATATCACGGCTCGCCAGTTCCACTCAAACGGTTTAGCAATAAAAAGGGCGGGGTGTTCTTTACTGAAGAATATGCGGATGCTACAGGTTTTGCTGGTTCGCCAGATAATGTGTACGAGGGGTATTTGAACTTCAAAAAGCCACTCGAAATAGACGCCAAGGGCGCAAAGTGGGACGAGATAGACTCTAAATGGGGCAATTCTACTGTTGAAATCAACTCAAAAGCACAAGAGGATGGCTATGATGGAGTTATCTTTAGAAATATTATAGACAATATTGCGGATGATGCAGAGGCAGGTATTCCGGGCAATATTTACTATGCGATGAAACCAGAAGACGCATTTGTAAATGAATCCCAACTCATCGACATCTGGAAGAAGGCTAATGGACAGTAATATGCTACAACTTCACACAATCCACACGCCGTATAGTTATCCACGTCAAGACCCTCGAGTGGACATCTCGGAAATGGTATAATACTTAGAAATATGGCTATTAAAGAAAATATCAAAAATCTAAGCGTCCTGCTCAACGCACTCAATCAGGACTATCTCTCTAAGACCGACTTCACAGACGCTTTTGATGCTGTTGTTGGTGCGGTAAATGAACTCCGTGAGGAGTTGCGAGAGAGTGTTAGCCAGACGAACACAGCTCTCACCGCAGAGGTTAGGGGGCAGATGAACATGATGCTTCGACGGCTTGAAGATGCCGTTGCGAAGGCCGAGAGAATGACCAGCGAAACCAGAGAATCAAGCCGTTCTGATTCACGCCTGACCCAGAAGATGTTTGAGGAAAAAGTAGCAGAAATGGCTGCAATGGTTGAGCCATACGACGATTCGACACTCAGGGGTATGATTGAGGAAATGCACGAGCACATGAAGTCTATGAAGATGCCAAAGGAGTTTGACCCCACAGAAATCGTCAAGGCAATCAAAGAAATCCGCAAAGATATCGAGGAGTTGAAGAAGCCACGAGGAACCGTTGGGGGTGGCGTGACTGATATGAGGATTCGCCAGGCGTTCAAGAACATACTCCACACTGAAGCACCTGTTGGGGCAGTAAATGGCTCAAATACAACATACACTGTGTCTCACGACATATTTGCAGTTGTAGCATTCTCCCTTAATGGAGAAGTGATTGCGGAACTTCCAAACTATACTGTGGCCGGAAAGACCATTACATTCAGTTCAGCATTACCAGCAGTTTATTCAGGAAAGGATTTTGAAATTCGCTACATCGGCTAGGTTATGAAAAAGATACCAGATTACAACGGAAGATATGAAATAACGGAGGACGGTAGGATTTGGAGTAATTTCAGTGGTAGATTTCTGAATGAACAGATAAATCATCATACGAAACTAACCCTTAAGCAAATCCGAGAAATCTTACCAAGGATAGACGGCAAGTATGGCACCTTAAGCAAGTTAGCACGGGAATACAACGTCTCGCCATCCTTACTTTCCTTAATAGGCCACGGTTATCGTACAATAATATAATATGCGTAGTATTCTTCTCGCCCTCGTACTCGGCGTCACCATCCCAGTCGTACTGTACTCCGGGTACTTGATGATGCCGAAAGACGAGACACAGACCCTCTCAGGGTTTGGCGACCCGTTCTTATCGGTACAACTTGCAACAAGCCCCTCTAACGGGGATTGCCTTACTACGGACGGAACAAACAATGCGTGGGGCAGTTGCGCTTCTGGTTCGTCAAAGTGGACAGATGCGGGTGCGTACATATATCCAACAGGAGGAGGGTATGCTTCTGCGCCATACTTTGTTGCAACATCAACATCAGTCGCATCTACGTTCGTCTACGCATCTTCAACGTCGCTCACTGTTGCAAATCTGTTTGGAACATATACGGTAGACGTTTCATCAAATACAAACCTGTCAGCCGACGGAACGGAGATAGTACTTACGGGTGATGCACTCTCTCTCGGAAATACACTGTCATTCACATACGCATCAACCACCTCACTCACCTCATCTGGGAACGCGTGGCTCACCTACGCTTCCACAACGGGTTTCACGGCATCGAACGGAAACATCACCACTCTCGCAAACACCAACGCAACATCTTCGACCTCATTCTTCTCCGCACTCGGTACATTCACCAACGCATTCATCAACACGCTTCTCACTGCCGCGTCTGCGGTCTTCACCGGACTCGTGGACATCGGTGGAGGTTCACTCGAAATCCCGAACGGCACCGC